TGCTTAAGTTCGGCGATAATGCTGACTTATTACCTACCCCCACCCTCTTCTGTCTCTATCTTTCAATAGTAACCAGCTGATCTTTCCTCTCGTTGCTTGCTGCTGCTGTGGCATTGCTGGCAGAGTGGCTGAAGGTTTTCAATGTCCCAAAACAAATCGCTGTCTCCTTGGTGGGGGATGCAGTGATCGACTACAGTAGCTGGGACTGTCCTATCGTCAGCAAGGCAGAAGACACAGAGCGGGTGCTGCTTTAGGAATAATGAACGAAGCTTCCTCCAACGGCTCGAGCTATAGCTGAGGTCGGCGGGTACCATCTTCTTACCCCCAGCCCAATGGCCAGGGTCTATGCGGTTGAGACGGGTTGGGATATCAGCAAGATCATGGATGTACGTCAGTTGTTTGAGTTTGGTATTCTTGGGCATAGTCTGTTTATGTTGTATGTTGTGTAGTAGTAGCAATTCACCAGGTACTCTGATGCAATGCCGTGTTACTGCCTGTCAAAGGGTTGGAACGTATGATGCAGGGCTTTGGCCTCTGCACGTGCGGCGGCAGCCTCTTCGATGGATTCATAATAGCCTAGATGTTGTATATCTCCATTGACACAGATGTAGGCCCGCCATTTCTGGTACCTCTTGTACCAACTAATACCCTGAATCCCGGATTTATTGTCAGACCTCTTTCCAAGGTTCTGCATGTTCTGAGCCTGCGTGCATTCCCTCAGATTGTCAAGCCTGTTATTTGCAGTGTTGCCATCAATGTGGTCAATTTGCTGGTTAGGCCAGTACCCTTTAGACAGAAGCCATGCAATCCTGTGGACCATATAAATCTTTCTATTCAGAACAACCCTTAGATGGCCATTTCTATCAGGGCAACCAGTAACATCTCCAACCTTCACGTGGTTAGCCTTAGCAACCTTCCAAGTCAGCAACCCTGTCTCAGCATCATATGACAACAACTGATCAACTTCTTCAAATGTTAAATCTTTCTTCACAACTGTTGTCTCCAAAGTTAGTCAGCAAAATTACTGACCATAATAGTATGGCATGTTTGTTAGTCTGTTGTCAAGCACTTTGTTCAACAGAATTATGAATGGAATTGAATCTGTTCAGGATGAATGTATATACGGTGATAAATGCTTCAATTGATATGCTTTTTCTGTTATTTGCTTCAATTGATATGCTTTTCTGTTATTTGCTTTTCTGTAGTAGCTTTACTCGCTCTTATAGATTTCTAGTAAGTCCTCCAATAGCATTCGCCTTCGGCTCATTAAAGCATTACTCGCTTCGCTTGTAAACAAAGCAAGAGCAGTCACTCAGAGCTTCGCTCTTCGCTCCTAAAGACTTAAGAAGTACAAACCACAGCACCAGTTTGGTACGGTGCCGGCCTAATCGAAACTGAACGGATCGTTCAGGTTCATTCAGGTTACGGTAGTGTATCTTCTCACATTGGCTCGTCTGCTGTTACTAGCTGGCAGGCTGGCGTTGCCCTGCTCTCAATGTGCCTACTAAACTTCGTCTAAAATACAGAGTTCTTCTCTATAGGTGCCTCAGTCGCGAACGTGCAGCTATCGTGCTGCTATCATGAATTTCATCTATCGCCATCCGCGACACCCGTAAATCCTGTTTGAAGTAGGTGGCATACTCATCAGCTATGCCAGACTGCCAAGAGCCATCCAACATACCGTCGCCCAGATCAGAGCGGGCAAGCACGTTGGTTCTTGGACACCCGATTTGTGCATGGCTAGGCCAGATGGCATGGGTGGTAAACTTCGTCTAAAATACAGAGTTCTTCTCTATAGGTGCCTCACCCCTCTAAAGTCGGCGATCTTGCAGGTATCGTGTTTTCCGTAATCGTGCCCCTTGGTGCCTTCATCCTGGAGCAGTGCCAGTACAACGATTTCACAGACCCCGCCGCAAATTGTCAAGCAGATATTACTTAACGCGTTCATAAAATTATTGAAAAGGGACTTGACAACTGGTGCCAACCGTGAGATTTTGTACTCACTGAAGCAACACCACCCACACACAGAGGCACCCACATGAACATCAAGGTATTCACCAACAGCACCCACGGCGTCTCCTACAACAATGCTGCCAACCGCTACGAAGTCTACCTGCTGGCATCGCCAAAGGCTGTAATCAAACTGTTCCCCTATGAAGAAGTCCGAAGCTTTGAAAGGGCTGTTGCACATGCGATGAAGTTGGAATATGCACTAGCCAACAAAGATGAACGCGTTTAATAAAATCCTGCAAAAAGTTGTTGACAACCACAAGAAGCATGCTAACCTAGCCGAAACAAACAACACATAGAGGAATGCAGCCATGACAGACCCCGGACTTTTCCTGTTTGGCCTAGCAGTGGGAATCTTGATTGGCGTTATCACGGCAGCAGCCATTGTATTAGCCACAGATGCCAGCTAAGCCTCCTAGGAGCTCCTACAGCACGTTCCTAGGCACTACCCGCACATACCATACCACCGATGCCCGTAAAGGGCCATGCAGAGCCTCTCAGGAGGCATTAGGAGAATTGAGATGAGCAGCACAAAATCGACGACGCTGAAATTGCAGATCAATGAGGGCAAGGTTGTTGACCTCAAGGCTACATGGGAAGAAGATGTTGGCCAATATCGTATCACATGCAAGGAATTGCATGGCTTTGTGGCATACTCCCCGTACCTCTCAGAAGCTAAGAAACACATTCTTGCTGCAATCTGGCAGACTCAGGGTAATTGCTAGGAAATAACTACGTTCAGAAAATTCATTTAAATTTCGCTTGACAACCTAGAAGCAACCTGAGATTCTAACCACACGAACCAACTGAGGTCACCACCATGAAAAGTATCTGCTCACAGTTCTCCGCGCTAACAACCGTGTTGACAGCTATGTTGTCATGGCCGATGATCAAGATGCTGCCTTGGCCCACTTTGATAAAGTGGAAGCTAATAAGGCCGGAAGCAGCGCCCCTGAGGCGGTGTCGGTGACGGTGGAGGACTTCTAACATGCGCATCATGACTCTAATTGCAGCTATGTCGCTATGTGCGGCCAGCTCAGCCGTTTCTGGTACCAACATAGCCTTCAGCCACAAGGCAGCCTCTGACGGCGTTACAGAGCGTTGCACGGCTGAGGTGCAGGAGCTAGGCCAGGTCTTTCGGTTGAGGCTTCAGGTTGTCCAGCCAGACATCCTTGATCTGATGACACTGGACCGACCGGCACAGCAGCTAAAGAGGATTCAGGCTGTGTACAGCATTGATATGAGAGGATATGGCCATGAAACACTGGCACAGGCGGAGGCATTGCTTCAGATGCATTTGGAACTCTGTAAAAATAGTGATAGACAACACCAACCAACTGGGGAATTGTGATGCATAAGTATAGTTTCAACTCTGGCGCACAGAACAAATTCTGGCCAAAAGACGAGAAGAAATGGCGGTCACGTATCAAGCTGGGCGGAAAGGAAGTCCACTTAGGTTACTTCAACACGTTCGACGAAGCCCTAGCAGCCCGTGCGGCAGCAAAGGTGGTGTATCGAAAATTAAAAGGGGCTTGACAGGGACGTCATCCTGCGAGATTCTACATTCACAAACCAACCAACCAGAGAGACAAAATGGGAACCAAACCTTCATGGGAAGACGCCCCTGAATGGGCTAGGTATCTGGCAAGAAATGCTGATGGCAAGTGGTTCTGGCACGAGGATTGTCCACGGGTGCAATTCCGTACCTGGCAGGCCAAATCTGGCAGGAGTGAGATCGCACAAGATGGCTGGGATCTTTCTTTGGAGGAACGTACGTCGGGGGATCTGTGATGACAACCAAATTCTTTAAAGTCCGCGCCCGAGTGGTTTACGAAACGTTCATCACTGTGGAAGCAGCAGATGGTGAAACAGCCTTGCTGGCTGCAAATGAATTTTTTGACGATATGTACACAACCCCGGACAACCTTGAGCTTGAGGTTGTAGGCGAGGAGGAAGTTACACAATATGACGAATATTTAAACCAAATCAACAACTTAGGATATTAGCATGACCACGATTGCCTATGATGGCCAAAGCCTTGCCTGCGACAGCCAGGTAACCGCTGGAAATGTCAAAGGGAAGATGAACAAGTTTAGGCGCCTGCCAGGCGGAGGTGTGATGATTGTTGCTGGTGAAATCGATCTTCTGGATAATGCGGTGCAGGATTTCCTTGATGGGGAACCGCCAGCTGTCCTCCGTGACCAAGATGGGCAGGAGCGGGCCCAATTCGTACGCCTGGACCGCTCAGGTTGTTTCTACTCATCCGATGGAGAGTGGAATAAGATGTATCCAGGAGACGCCCTAGGATCCGGGGCACCATATGCTTTGACGTGTCTGCATATTGGTATGTCAGCCAAGCAAGCTGTAAAGACCGCCTGTGAGCTTGATCTGTATAGCTCGGGGCCTGTCAAAACGTTCACACAGAGGCGGAAATGAAGACTTATCTCACTCGCGAGAAGAATGGCAGCTGGAGAGTCAGGATTGGAATCAATGGTGAGCGAGTTCATTTGGGTTACTATGCATCCATCGACAAAGCATTAGACGCGATAGCGCTGGCAAAGAAGTTACATCGTGTTGCGGAGAAAACATGAGATGAATCAAAGACTTAAGGAACAGTTGAATGACCATGAAGACCAAGTTCTTAAGTTGGCACTGATGGCGCTAACATCTATTCAGCGTAAGCTCGAAAAGGGCATGACTGACGATGAGAAGATACACACGATCTGCACTCACGTCAGCGGCTATCTTAATTCAGAAGGTTTTCGCCAGTACCATCACGAGATCAAGAGTATACTTCGCAAGACTGCAAGGATTTGGACAACCTACAGCGGGAACCCGAACTGCCCTGTCCCTGCGCCTATTGATTTTATCACTAGAGAGTCAGACCTGTTGCCAGAAGAGAAAATTTACGAGATGGTGTTTCATGGGCGCCTGTACGATGGAAATTTTTGGGATAAAACCACGGAATATGGGAGGATGCGTGCCAGCCTGCTGGAGCATCACATCGAGGTACTTGAGGATGAACTAAATTCCAGAAGTGAGACGCAAGTCACTTGACAATGGCAGGGATGCCTGGGAGACTATCAGAAACAGAGGAGAGGTGCCATGAAACTTACTCTAACCAAGATAGCTATTCTGTACACATGTACAATTTTGGCAGCATATTTAACATCAGTGCCTGAGAAACAATATCAGCCACAGGTGCGGGAAGAGGTCAATGAGAACACCGCATCCTATGCAGCCAAACCAGACACGAATAGTGCCCGATACTACGGCAGCATAGCCTGCATTAGCGCTGAGAACGTCTCAGAGACGATTGTAAGGCCTAGCGCTGCTGAGGTACTGGTGAGAGATCACGAGTGCGTACAGCGCGCATCTGAGCCACTGGTGCTGTACACATTGCGTGGCAAGGAAGTCACGCAGATACTTTTCCCAAGGACTGGTAGCCAGCTTTTTGTGCCCACATCTTCACTCAGATAAACAGGAGACCATAGATGACGCTGATTGATATCATCATTAACTACTTCACAGAGTTGGCAAGCACGGGTATCCGTAGCCTGATTGTCGGGTTTGTAATCGCCGCTTTGGTGATCCTTCTATGGCCTGCCCCTCGAAAGTAAACACATTCACAATTTTCTTGCTGTTGGCTATTGACAGACATGCTAAACCGTGAGATTCTTACACCACACAAGCAACACACGAACCGACAGCAGATGACAATGCCTTACCGAGAAGAAATTCGCCGCCGCCATGACGAGGCGCTCGCCAATGTACGACAGCTGAGGAAACAAGCAGCACACCTGAATTCTATGGGTCTTTGGAAAGAAGCTGCAAAATTTGATCGCAAAGCTAATGAGTTAGCACGAAAATCGTTAGATTTGGTCGACGACATGTACCCTGGCAGTGACTGGTGGCAAGCCTAATTCAAAAGGCTTCACAATCGCAGCACTATGCAATTAAATTACTACACCAACCAATGAGAGATTATTGAAATGAACGAATTCACACAGATCAGCGGTTTCATCAATGCATTTGGCTCTCAGCGTGGGAGCGTACTCACCGTAAAAGTCGAGAACGATGCAGGCTGGGCCCTGATTGAGGAGGATTTTGACCGTGCTGAGTATGGATCTGATCCAGAGTTTGTGGCAGAGGTCAGCAGCTTCATCAAGAGGAACGGCGGCATCAAGGACCTGACCATGGTGATCAGCCGATGAGCCTGTTACTTTACAAAGCTCAGCAGCTGTGGAATTCTGTAGCTGATGCTTTCCTTAGCCACACTGGCGGATGGGTTGTAGTGGCTGTGCCGGATGATAATGAGATTCCAACCTACCACGCAGTAGGAGGAGGTAGGGATTTTGGCATGGACTATGCAACTGGCAGATTCCCGAACCGCAAAGCAGCACTTGCTTACGCCAACTTCCGCAGCAGCCCAAAGCAGGAGAAGTGCTACGGGTACGGTTGCACATTCCAGGTACAGCATGAGACACGTGCAACCATTAAATTACTTGGAGATGAATATGAAAATTAAATTCTTTGCTGGCACACTTGCCAGGGAGTGGTTTACAATCCTCTTCCTCCGCCGCCAGCGTGTGCTGTGGATCGGGCCCATCCGTATCTCATTTGGAGATTGACATGACAATMCAAGAAGATCTATTGAGATCCGCTGAGCTCCTTTTGGAGCTAGGCTTCAACAAAGAGGCTGCAAGTGTGTCGGCAGCCATTGACCGTATGAACAGGGCTTGGATGGCTGAAGAGCTTCTGGCGGAAGAGGCTGAATCAAATGTCCAGCTGAGAAATCTAGTGCATGAACTGCGTTCTGCTCTGATTCAGGCCAGCAATCCAATCCCAGACATTGGGAACAAGCATGTTGTGTCCACCCCGTTTGACAATGGCGTGGCAGCGGCTCTTGGAGTTGGGTCTATTGCAAATGCTCTGGCACAGGGCGCAGTGGCTGTCAGCACTGGCTCGCGCGGCAGTGCCAAGGGATACAAAAAGGATTGCGTCGCCGTAGCTACTGGTGATGGTGCCACGGCACAGTCAGAACCATCAGCAGGCGGTACTGCCATTGCAACAGGCACGGGCTCAGCTGCATACGCACATGGGCCAGCAGGTGTGGCCATTGCATCAGGTGACAATGGTGAGGTGTCAGGCAGTGACGGTGCAGCCCTCATCCTCATAGAGCGTGACAGCACTGGGAGGGTCCTTAACACATGGGCAGGAATCGTTGGTACAGATGGTGTTCTGCCGTACACTGCATATAGGTTGCGTGCTGGCAAAGTGCAAGGCGAGATTTTTGACTAAGGAGAAAATAATGACAGTAGTCCGATTTCAGCGGGCAGTCTTCCCCCCAGTCTTGGGGCAGTGTGCACTCCTATCAGGTGTGCTTGGGCATAAGGACTATGGTGATGCAGATCGACTGTATACACGGATTGTGACAGGCATCTATCACAGAGGAGATGTAATAATTGCTGGTGAGACAGTTTATGTAAAGCTCAGTCGTAAGGAGCTGTCATCAGCAAATGAAGATTGTAGGGAGTGATTGACCATGGCCACCCGGATGACGGACGAGGAGTGGCTGCCGCAGGCGCAATCCTTGCTCCTGGGTGGACGGACAAGGGCAACAGGCTGCCACAAGGAATGTGGCTCTGGATCAGCAGGGACGCTGGGTCTTTACAGGGAGGGCAACGAGCTATCGGCCTATTGCCACCGCTGTGGTGCCTATGGGTCGCAAAAGGCCAGTGAGTCTCAGGAAGAGATGCTCCGCCGCTTGACAGCAGCAGAGGCACAGCAGCAGATCACGGCAGAGCTGCCAGAGTGCACCAGCACTGACCCGGCAGACTGGCCGAAGGAACTATCACACTGGTGTTTCAAACATGGGCTGCACACCCCACGGATTAGAGAGTTGGGTCTGTACTACTCAAAAAAGCTTGACAGGCTGGTATTGCCACTGTATGATCAGGATGGCAGGCTATCCTATTGGCAGGCACGCTCACAGACCCTTAAGCCAAAGTGGCTGGGTCCGCCGATTGACAAACGGGGACTGATCGTGCAATATGGAAAGGGACATGGCAGCTACATAGTGCTGACAGAAGATGCTATCAGCGCGTACAAGGTCGGCCTAGTCTGTGAGGCTTGGCCACTGCTTGGCACGAAGCTTCACCCACGCCATGCAGCCAAGCTGCTTGAGCTGGGGAAGCCTGTGATTGTCTGGCTTGACAACGACGCTGCCCATAGCTCGGGCAGCAACCCCGGGCAGGTGGCAGCACAGGCCATTGTGAAGCAGTTGCGTGCATATGGCCTTACGTGCTACAACGTTGTTGCAGACAAAGACCCTAAGTGCTACGATAGATACCAGATCCGCAAAATAATTGATGAGGTGGTAAATTGACCGAACATACAACATCGCTGCTCCGCCTGGGTCTCCAGCGCCAGCAGCATATGAATTTATTTGAGGTAGTGCCGGTGGAGTCTCTTGACCAGTACAGCCTCATGATCTGGAAAGCCCAGGCCAGGTACTACCGCGAACACCCAGAGGCGCAGGGCATCACAGACCTGGATGCATGGCAGACCTGGCTGGACATGGCCGTACTGGCCAACAAAGACAACGATACCAAGGTGTTAATTGGGGCGCTTGTGAAAGGCCTTGGCGGTCCTGTGGACCCAATCCTGGCAGGCACTCTTGCGAATGTGTACTTGCAGCAAGCACTCAGCCTTGATACACTCAAGGCAATTGAGGCCTGGAATTCGGAGAACAACACGCAGGACCTCGACCAGCTAATTGCAGAAGCCACTGAGAAGTACAAGGGACGGCTGAACAAGGTTGAATCAGACCCGGTGGAGTCATCAGGCCTGGATGATCTGTTTGGTCGTGAGGAGGCCAATGCAGGGTTTCACTGGCGGCTTAAGCATTTGCAGGATAGTATGCGCCCGCTCCGGCCAGGCGACAGCATTATTTGGGCTGCCAGACCCGATCAGGGGAAGACGAGTTCCGTTGCCAGTGAGGTCTCACAGATGATCCCACAACTGGACCAGGTCTACCCAGGGCAGCGGAAATCGTTCCTGTGGCTCAACAATGAGGGCGACACGAAGAACATCCGCAGGCGTCTGTACCAGGCTGCACTGGGAATCACATACTCACAGATGTTGGACCTGCATGAGCAGGGCAAGCTAGAGCCAGCGCTGCACCAGGCATTTGGTGGCAAGGATTTGTTTGACAGGGCGTTGGTGTTGTCAGTTCATCAGTTCACAACGACAGACATTCTGAAGCTGATACGCAAGCATAATGCTGGTCTGGTTGTATTTGATATGCTGGACAACGTCAAGTTCACAGGCAGCAAGATCAATGGCGGCGAACGCACGGACGAGGTGCTAGAGGAGCTATACCGCTGGGTGCGTGACTATGCTAGCATTGAGGGATATGCAGCCATCAACACGTCGCAGATCAGCGCAGCAGGTGAGGGCCTGGCAGCGCCTGATATGTCAATGCTCAAGGACAGCAAGACGGCCAAGGCTGGTGCATGTGAAGCAATTGTCATGTGGGGAAGCACAAAGGACAAGCCCAACTCGCGGTTTCTGGGCGTCCCCAAGAACAAGCTGAGGCTAGAGGGGCGGCGGATGAATCCAAATGCTGAGTGTTACTTTGCACCAGACATCTGCCGGGTGATGACACTGGAAGAGGCAGCAAAGCTATATGAAACTTGAGCTAAACACAGGGGAACCTCTGCCAATGAGCCAGCGTGGCTGGTTGGCATGGGATCTAGAGACAGGCACAAGGACACTGCATAAACGGAAGGCATCGCCCTTCGACATTCAGAATGACATCTGGGCGGTTGGTTTTGGCCGCAGTTGGAGTGAGAGCAAGGGTTACCACAAGGCGGTGCATGGCATACCTGAGGACTGGTTCCGTGTTATCCTCAACAACTGTAGGGTATTGGCTGGCTTTAACATTAAGTTTGATCTGCTTTATGCACTGCGTGACAAGGACAACCACACTGCCTGGATGCAATGGGTGACAGATGGTGGCAAGGTATGGGATTGCCAGTTGGCGGAGTATCTGCTGCAAGGCATGGCCCAGGAGTGGCAGATTGCTAGCATGGATGACGTAGCGCCGCTGTATGGTGGTAGCTGCAAAGACCATGCGGTCAAGTCCTGCTGGGAAAATGGCATAGACACAGGCGAAATCGACCCGGACATGTTGATGGATTACCTACTGGGCACCGGCGAGGATAACCTAGGAGACATTGGCAACACTGCAAATATCTTTAAGGGGCAACTTAAGCTGGCGAAGGATCGTGGCCAGATTGCATCAATCACACTCAATAATGCCGCCTTACTCTACACTGTTGAGGCTGAGCTTAACGGGATGTATGTTGATGTGGCAAAGGGCGATGAGATACGACAGCAGCTGTTGGCTAAGCTGGTGCATATCTCTGAGCAGGTGAACAAGGGATTGCCAGAGGACCTGCCATTTGAGTTCAACTGGGCTAGTCCTAAGCAGCGGTCAGCGCTTTTGTTTGGCGGCGGTGTCAAATACAAGTCCCGCGAGCAATCACGGGATGAAACAGGGGGGTTGCTCTTTGCAAAGCAAGATGTGACAATGTACATCACCAAGGATGGGGACTTAGTGGACCCAGCAGAGGTTGTTGATGGGTCGGAGCTGTATTACCAGATTGACAGGTATGCAGGTGGCAAGCAGAAGGGTTTGCCAAAGACCAAGAAGGTCAAGGTGCCAGACCTGAGTAAACCCAAGATGTCTGTGGTTGAGCGGGAGTACATTTTTCCGGGCTTTGTTCAGCCACTGCCCGAGTGGCAGGGATCCGCACCCGGCCAATACAAGACGGGCGAGGAGGTGACGCAGGCCCTTGCAAGCTGGGAGGATGCGCCAGAGTTTGTGCAGCAATACGCAGCACAGGCACGGATCACCAAGGACCTTGGGACGTACTACTACACAGTAGACCCGGAAACGGGAGAGACTAAGGGGATGCTGTCCTTAGTGGGCTCTGACGGCATTGTGCACCACCAGCTACAGATGGTTAACACAGTTACTGGGCGATTGTCAAGTGCATTACCAAATTTGCAGAACCTGCCCAAGGGGGACAAATCAGAGGTAAAGAAACTCTTTGTAAGTCGTTTCCCAGGCGGCTTTATTGTTCAGTCTGACTTCACGGCGCTAGAAATCTATGTCCAGGGGAATCTGAGTGGTGACAGTGCTCTAATAGCAGATCTTCGGGCAGGGCTAGATATGCACTGCAAACGACTTGCTCAAAAAGAAGGTGTTAGCTATGATTATGTGTTTGAGCGAGCCAAGGACAAAAAGCACATAGATTACATTGTTTGGAACTCTAAAAGGAGCAAGGCTAAGGGATTTAGCTTCCAGCGCGCCTACGGCGCAGGTGCAGCAGCAATTGCAGCTGCTACAGGGATGACAGTTGATGAAGTAAAGGAGATGATTAGGATTGAGGATGAGATGTATCCAGGGGTCCCTGAGTACAACAAACGCACGATGAAGGAGCTAGAGCGAAACCTAATTCCCAGCAAGATGTACATTGCATCAAGCTATGAGGTGGGTGTGTCTCTCAACCTTGGTAAGTCCTACTTTCGGACGCCAGATGGTAAGAGATACACTATGTACCAGACTCAGGCCCCTAAGTGGTTGTGGGAGCGTGAGGGGGTGCAGCTGACATTTAGCTCTACGACTACAAAAAACTATCCCGTACAGGGCACGGGCGGAGAGTGGATGAAGGCAGCAATGGCACTTATTGTGCAGCAGTGGTATGCACGGGGTAACTTTGGTGGCCGGTCTCTTATTGTCAACACAGTGCATGACGCTGCATACATTGACTCAGCACCAGAGGTTGCAAAAGAGAGTATGGCACTCTTGCATGCATGCATGGAGGAGGCCAGCAGATACATGGAGCATCAGTTCAGCTGGAAGCTACATATTGATGTGCCGTCAGAGACTAGTATAGGCACAAGCATGGCTGATGAAGGTGCTGGTCCTGATGGGTGGATGGACTTAGTACCAGAGTTTCGCAAACAGATAAACCAAACATTCAACAAAGAGGAGATGTAATAATGACTGATTTCGCAGCTAAGTTGGCCGAGAAGATTGCAAAGGCTAAGGCCGTCGGCCCGGACATGTCCAAGCCTGCAAAGGGTGCTGGTTACAAGCCGCCGGAGGCTGGACGCGGTGCACGTCTCCGACTGGTTGGCTACTTTGAGGTTGGAACGCATGTGGAGACCACCGGTGAATATGCAGGCAAGTCAAACCGCAAGGTTCAGCTGGTGTTCGAACTCTCTGGGAAGAACTGGAAGCCTAAGGAAATAAACGGCGAGACTATCCCGCACCGAATCACGCTGAAGCTTAATTATGGCCTGAATGAAAAGTCTACGTACTACAAGACTTTCATGGCAATGCGCAAAGCACATGGCAACACTGCCACCACTATGGCAGAGTTTCTGGGTGCTGCATTTTTGGGGGATGTTGAGCATAAGACCAGCAAGGCTGGTAATGTGTATGCACAGCTGGTGAATATACGTGCTGCTGAGCGTGAGACGGATGATGGAGACTTTGTGCCCGTGGAAGTGCCTGAGCCTTTGACTGAGCTTAAACTTTTTCTGTGGGATACGGCGGATATGGAGATGTGGGAAAGCATCTACATCCCAGGCACTTACTCTGATGAGTCAGGTGAGGGCACGCGCAGCAAGAATGTGCTGCAAGAGTTGATCAAGTCTGCAACGGATTGGCACACTTGTCCGATTGCTGCCCTTGTTGATAAGGGCGCTGCTGGAAAGGATCTGGAAAAATCTTTGGACAGGGCCCTGACAAGCAAGGCGGTTGCTGGCGATGAACCCGATTTGGATCTGATCTAACAATGGAATAATATGCTCACTGACAAACAGCGTGCCTGGATTGAGGCCCAGGCACGTCTTAACCCAATGCCTCTTACACAAGATAGGCCTATAGTTGCTGGCATGCCTCTGCATGTGGACGGTGACTATCTTGCATACTACTGCTCTGGGAATGATGACACATCTCCATCAGAGGCAAAGAGGGCGTCTGTAGATATGATCCAGCGTGGCATGCAGGCAGCTGGTGCAGACAGGTCTATTGTGCACCTGTCGGCGAGTAACTGCACAAAGGGACATAGGTTTGTAATTGCTGCGGGCAGCCTAACATCAAAGCCGTACCAAGGACAGCGCAAGTCGGGTCAAAAGCCTGCTAACTGGGAGCATCTTCGTGAGTGGCTTGAGGGCTATGATGGCCCTTTATTCAAAGTTAAAATCTGGACAGATCGTGAGGCAGATGATGGCATTGCATACTGTACTGAGGCAGCCTACACGCTTGGTCGACCAGGTGCCGTAATGTCAGCTGATAAAGACTTCCGGATGTTCGCCGGCGTGCATGTTGTATGGCGCACATTGCAGGTGGTTGAGGTAAAGCCAGGCACCTATGATCAGATGTTTGCAGGTAAGCAATATGGCCACAAATTTTTTTGGCTACAGATGATCATGGGCGATCAGGCCGACAACATTGTGGGCCTACCGGGCTGCGGAGAAGTGGCTGCTGAAAAGACACTGCATGACACAACATCAAATCAGGACGCAATGACTGCTGTTGTAGCGCTGTACAAGAAGCGGATGAGAGAGTTGTGGGCGCAGCACTTTGTTGAGCAAGCATCCCTTCTGTGGATGAGGACAGATAGTGTTGCATCGCCGACAGATTTCCTCAAGATTGCAGAGTATCCAGAAGAGGTGCACGAGGCGGCAGAACAGATGGTTACCAGGCTGGCACAAAAGATTGGGAGGGTGTAATTATGGAAGAGCCACGGAGGATAAGCACAAAGGAGATTGCAGTGGTCAGACAGGCCATCGCGGAGCTACAGGGCGGTAGGTGCGCTATCTGCCAGGGGCTGCTAGGTGAAAAAGCTCCACTAGATGCGTGCCTAGACCACAACCACAGCACAGGTGCAATCAGAGGTGTGCTTCACAGGGGCTGTAACTCTGTCTTAGGTCTGGTAGAAAATAATGCCAAGAGGTATGGAGTGTTTGCAAGGCTGATACAATTTTGTGCTGGTCTTGCTGGGTACCTCAGGACTCATGAGGACAACGTAACAAATCTGCTACATCCGTCACACAAGACAGCGGAGGAAAAACGTATCCTCCGAAACACAAGGGCTCGAAAAGCCTCCGCCAACAGAAGGAAAAAACGTGAAGAAGACTAAAACTGTAGTGACATCTAGTGTGAAGGACTTTGTTTCATTGGCGCCTGTGTCTGGCCCAAAGATACTGCATATTGACATTGAGACATCCATGATGCTGGTGCAGGCGTGGGGTATTGGTAAACAGTTCATCGCGTATGATGACATTGTTCAAGACTGGAACATCCTCAGCTACTGTGCAAAGTGGCACGGCGTGAACACTGTGTTGTATGATGATTTGCGTGAGCAGAGCAACCCAACTAAGGACAAGCGCCTCTGCACAGGCCTTGCCAAGGTGTTGACGGAGGCAGATGTGGCAGTTGCCCACAACGGGAAAAAGTTTGACATACGCAAGATCCGTGCGCGGATGTCGATGAACAAGCTGCCACCTATCCCGGATACCCGGATTGTTGATACGTTGATTGAGTCCCGTAAGTGCTTTGCACACACGAGCCACAAGCTTGCGTACCTGAGCACACACTTCGGCGATGACGGCCTCCGCAAGCTGGACCATGGCAAGTTCGCGGGCAAGGCGCTCTGGCGGGAATGTCAGAAGGGCAATCTTGCAGCTTGGGAAGAAATGAAGAAGTATAATGTTGTAGATGTGCTGGCCATGGAGAGCATGTACTCTGAGTTGCGTGGTTGGTTCCAGGGCGCACAAAATCTTGGTGTGTTCCATCACAGCCATGAAGGGCACAGCTGCCCCAACTGTGGTTCAGACAACGTTCAGCAGCGGGGATTGCGCCACACCCAGGTCAGTGTGTACAATCGCTACAAGTGCAATGAGTGTGGTGCGTGGTCTCGTGGGCGCACCAAGGTTCACGACACCAAACATGTCCTGGTCAACTGAGGATTTATTTTGCAAGCGTACAACACAGCCCCAGTAGTAGTAGTATCGCAGACCAAGAGGGGGTCTGCATTTGAGACTGTAACAAACACACTGGTCGGCTTTAGTATCAACTGGTGTGCTAATATGGTCATCCTGCCTATGTTTGGTATGCCAATTAATGGCACGACTGCATTCCACATGGGCATTATTTTCACTGCAATTAGCATTGCACGTGGCTATGTTCTGCGCCGCGTGTTTAACAAGATCACTGAGAGGAGTTTGTCGAAATGAGCGATATGCACCTGCCCACTGACAGTGCAGAGCGTAAGGGTATCCCACTTGCCCAAGGTGTGCTGTATTACTTCCCAGCAGCCCTGGCTGAAATTGCCAAGCTGAGCAAGGCCGGCAATGACAAGCACTCACCTGGGAAGCCGCTGCATCATGCACGTGGCAAGAGCACAGACCATGCAGATTGCATTATCCGGCACCTGATTGACTCTGGTACAATTGACCCAGAGGATGGTATGAGGCATAGTGCAAAGGTGGCATGGCGGGCGCTGGCATTGCTGCAAGAGGAGCTTGAGCAAGCGGGTGCACCACTTGCACGTAATGCCCGGCTGCCGGAGGCTACTCAAAAAGAAAGCATCCACACAAAGACTAAAGCTGAAAAGGGCACTGCAAGTGCCGATGGATGGTTTGACAATTTTGGAAAGTGCCCCGTTGCCTTGGGAGAACCTATTAGGGTCAAGTACCGTTGTGGTGAAGAGGCAGACTGTACAGCAGGAGACTTCCATAGCATTTCGTGGAAATTCATAAACGGCCCATTCGACATTGTGGCTTGGCAGCCAAGGTAAGTAGGCTAAATTCTCATATAACAGGAACAAATATGTTAACGCAGCGCGAGCTAGAACTGGAGTGCTACGGCTTTGGTAAAGGCCGCGCATCAACCCGTATTGCACAGATGGAGGCACAGGGGGCAGCAGATCAAAACCCCTATGCCTCTGCTGTGTACAATAAGTACCTGGGAGCCGTATCTAAGGAGCTTGCTCAGGTGCACGGTGATGCTAGGTCTGATGGCCTGGCACACCTTGTAATACGGCAGGCATTGGTAAGTCTGCTTGCAAAAAAGCAACCAAGCCGCCGGGAGTTTGTTGAGCAGCTAGGCACAACCATTTACCACGAGATCCTGTTAGAGACTTTTGACACCCTCGACCCGGATCTATTCCACGAGCTATCTCGTGGCCGTGGACGAAACTTGTTTGGTCCGATGAAATACCGGCTACAGGTATTCCTCGAGGCGGCAGGTCTACATGGGCTGCAATTGGATCTATGGGATTTGGAGAGAGTGCAGATTGCAGGCCTACAAGCCTTGCAGGCACTTATGGTCTGTAATGTGGTATCAACGGTCAATGATGACACGTTGGGATTGTCAGAGGATGCACACAGCCTGATTGATGACATCACCGCGAAGACAATTGAGAGAGCGGCCTACTACCTGCCGTGTGTTGAGCAGCCAATGCCCTGGACAAGCTATGCAAATGGCGGATGGCACACGGCAGAGATGCGGAGGTTGATGCCCTATGTCATCAAGGGAAAGGGAGAATACCACAAGGCATTGCAGGCTGCCGACCTTAGTCAAGAGCTGGCATGTATCAATTCTTTGCAGGGGACTGCGTGGAGAGTAAACACAAGGATGCTTGCTGCAATGGAAAAGATAGCTGGCAAGATCAGCATTGACGAGATTGTGGCTGTGCCAGATGCCGATGCGCCCAGGTGGGAGAAGGAAGAGTACAGAAAGACAAAGAACAGGTATAAGCAGGTAAGCAACGTTGCAAAAAAGTTCGAGGCGTATCCGGCCATTTACTTCGTTTACTTCTGCGATTTCCGCGGTCGCAAATATGCAATGGGCTCAGGGATCAACCCTCAGGGCTCGGACTTGCAGAAGTGCCTGCTAGAGTTCTCTACGGGCCTGCCCCTCACGGATGCAAATGCAGTTGATTGGTTCCTCATCACAGGTGCAAACCGATATGGGTACGACAAGTGCTCCCTGCAAGACCGGGTACAGTGGTGCCACGACAACCATGGCGAGATACTGGCAGCTGCACAGGACCCATTGACGGGCCTGCTGTGGAAAGGTGCAAGCAAGCCACTGCAATTCCTTGCATGGTGCTTTGAGTACGAAGCCTTCGTTGAGCAGGGGCCTGGCTTTGTTAGCAGACTGTCAGCTGATATGGACGGCACTTGCAACGGGCTGCAACACTTCTCTGCCATGCTGCGGGATGATGTCGGCGGAGCAGCTACTAACCTGCTGCCTGCTGATCTGCCAAGTGATATCTATGCCATCGTGGCCAAGAGAACTCAGAAAAGGCTGGAACAGGCGGAGAAGGACGAAGATGGCCTGATAGACAAATGGCTGAGTCATGGCATCAACCGCAGTGTGACCAAGCGGAGCACCATGACTTTGCCATACGGCAGCACCAGGTTCAGCTCTGCCGGGTTTGTAATAGAAGACTACCTTAGGAAGGGGAAGGCACCTGAGTTTGATCCATCTGAGCACAACAAGGCCGGACAGCTACTGAGTAAGTTTATATGGCCGGCCATCGGCGAGACCGTTATCAAGGCGCGGGAGGGCATGGACTGGCTACAGGCAGCGGCCAAGCAGGCAATTAAGCAAGGCGCACCAGCACTGAGCTGGACAACGCCAACGGGTTTTCCAGTCTGGCAAGTTTACAACCAAATACAGGTCAAGAAGGTACGTACCAAGATGGCAGGGGCTGCACAGATCCGAGTGTATGTCCCTGGTGATGTGGCTGATGCGAAGAAGCATGCAGCCGGCTGTGCACCAAATTTTGTTCACAGCATGGACGCGTCTCACCTGACAGCAACAGTTACGAAGTGTGCAGAGGCTGGCATTAAAGACTTCCTTATGGTGCACGATAGCTATGGTGTGCACTGCTGCCATGCAGCAACCCTGGCCAGGGTCCTGCGTGATGAGTTTGTTAAGATGTATGGTGCACATGATGTCCTGGCCGAGTTTGCTACCAGCAATGGTGTGGACTTGCCAAGACCTGCGCCAGGGTCACTGAAGCTTGAACAGGTCCTAGCCTCAGATTTTTTCTTTAGCTGAACCGTAGTTTAACAACCGCCCTCTGGGTGTTGACATCATCTGATCCTGTGCTATTCTGGATCCGTGGTCAGCAACCCAGAGGGCTTTTTTCGTTTCTGGCCTCACAACAACCTAACCAATAGAGAGAGAGTATTGACAATGAAGATGACACAAGAACTCGACAGCTACACCTTGGCCCTGTTGCAGGACTACACGGCTGCACATGGTCTGCACTTCGACAGCATGTCTGAAGTGGATCAATTTCGCTGGATCTGCAAGCTTCTCGATGAGGCGACAGAGGAAGAAGCGTTCTTGGCAACAGGCGGGTTTGTGGTGAATGATGATGAATTTGACATTTGATGATGTGGATCAGCTGCTGGCGTATGATCCGGAGACGGGTGAGTTGCGGTGGAAGATGTCTACTAACAGGCGTATAAAGGCTGGCAGTGGTGCTGGATGTGTAGGTGGCAATGGTTACCTACAGGTGAAGGTGCATGGCAAGATGTACCAAGCCCATCGCCTGGCCTGGCTGCTGCATACAGGCAAGTGGCCTAGCCAGCAGCTGGACCACATTGATGGCTGTAAGACGAACAACAGGATAAGCAATCTGCGTGAGTGCAGCAATGCTGAGAACCAACAGAATCGAGGCAAGAGCTCTAACAATACCTCTGGCGTACCGGGTGTGTACTGGCACAAGGAAGCAAAGAAATGGCGTGCAAGAATTATGCTGGATGGCAAGCAGATCAGCCTAGGTCTATTCAACACCCTTGAAGAGGCAGCCGCCGCACGTGAAGCCGCCAAGGCTCAGCACCACCCATTCCAACCAACAGACAGGAGCTAACAGATGATGTACCTCGTTCACAAGGCAGTTGAGCTGGACAAGATCAAGGAGGCCAAGCGCCCAACAGAACAGCAGCTGCTGGGGGAGTATATCTTGCAGGCCAAATTTGATGGGTGTGCAATGCTTGCAATCCGAGACACTGACAAAGTGACTCTCCTGTCTCGTACAGGCGAGCCTGTTCTATCAGCAAAGCACATTGAGTCGGCTATGATGGGCCTTCCTGAGGGGGTGTACTTTGGTGAATATTGGGCAGCAGGCATCCCGCAGAACATTCTGAGCGGGCAGTTCCGCAAGCAAGATACACAATACCCAGATGTACAGTTTGCGCTATTTGATCACGTAACGTTGCATGAGTGGCATATCGGTTACAGCGATGTTGGATATGCCGAGCGGCAGGAGTTCATCCCAGCTGCCCTTGGTTCTGTCGGCCTTGGTGGCCCGCTGCGATTTGCCCCCGCCCTGACCTGTGCTGGGTACAGCAGCATTGATGAGGTTGTGAAGGTGATAGCCACTACTGGCTATGATGGCGTCATCTTTCGAAAGCCTGATGGCCAGTGGCGAAAGGGCGACAATGGGACCAACGGCGAGATCATAAAGATCAAGCCGACACTCACACTGGATCTTCGGGTTGTCGGAATTGAGACTTCAGTTGGCGAGAAGACAGGGAGGGCTGTCTACAAAGTGGTGGTTGCACTGGGCAATGGGAAGACCCAGACTCTTGGCAGCGGTGTTCCGCACACCGAGTCTGAGCTGCCCAAGGTCGGCGACATTGTAGAAGTAGAGGCAATGTCGTTGAGCGCACATGGGTTGCTACGGGAGCCCCGGTTTAAGGGGATTCGCTATGACAAAATTGAAGCAGATGAGGTATGAGAAATGACACCTGATGAGATCTACAAGATTCTGGTGATCTGCAACGACCCTCTCCCGCTATCCTCTAGTGGGAGGGCGTACGATAACTGGATTGAGGCAGGCACGGCCATCAATGAATACTTTGGGAAGATGGGATTCCTACCACCTACAAGTGAAGGGCCAAAGAGATACAGGAAATAAAAAAGGGAGGGGCTAGGCCATTAAAGGCTTAGCTCCCTCCCGATTCATTTCGCATCACTCCCGTACTTCACCTTGCAGCCCTTAGCTTTGCAATACCCATCGTACCATGCCTTAATGGCAGTCTTATCTGCATTGCACTTACGGACGTCAAACTCCCTGTCCACCGCCAGCCGCACCAGGTCAGCCTGTGTGGCTTTGCCCTTTGGCAGATAGGTAACCTCACAGGGGCGGAGGTACTGCGCTGGTGGAGCCATCAGGGTGCTGCAACTGGGAAGCAATGTCATCAGGCAGCACATCATCAGCCCATTCCTGATTACTTTCCAATGCTGTAGATACTGCTGCATCTTTTGACCTCCTCTGTTTGTTAATATTCTCAACCTCCCTCGAATGGGCTCTCTCAGCAGTTAGATCTGCTGTGACTGCAAACACCTGATCCTGGACTTTTGCTGCATGCTTGCGTGCCAATGTCACCTGAACAGCCAGCACAGCCACAGTCATCAGGAGAGCTAGACCAACAACCAATTCAACGCGTCGCCATAATAGCAGCATTGACATACTTACCCCCCTTTAAGGCAAAGTGCCCGTTCTTCATACCGCCGTTTAGCCAGTCCTTCAAGCTTGATCTTGTTGGCATAGGACCAACGTGGGAACTGATCGCACGCCTCCTTGCGCTTACCCTGGTTAAGCAGCTTGAGCATAGTGCTGCTCCTGAAGTTGCCAATACCTGCATTGTAGACAAAGCTTGTGTAGGCATCCAGCTCACCTTGAGTGATGCCAACCTTGACAACACTCCGCACCTGCTGCTCAGCCTTACTCAAGTCCTGAGCAAGCCACTTATCACACTGACCCTGTGTTACTACCAGACCTGGCTTGACTTCTGGCCCAGTGTGTCCATAGCATATCGTCCACGGAGCAGAATGCGTTGCAGGATCAGGATAAGCTGCATACCTGAGACCCTCATGGCTGCTGATCGCCACCACCCCCGCCGCTGACAGCCCTAAGCCTCCGAGAGCTATTATCTTCCATGCCCAGTCCTGCTGCTTCGCGGATTCGCTCATTTTTAATCCTCTTCTTTTCCTTGCGGTATTTGTAAATTAACTCCTGCACCCGGAGCACGAGAGTAATTCCCGCGACCAGGATAGCAAGAGACGTGATCAGCACTGAACCGTAGGTGCTGATAAAGTTCATATAGATACTGCCTGCACCTAGGCTTCCCACTACGGCAACATCTTGTACATCTCTATTTGACATTTAGTCCCCCTATGCATCTCAATTATCCTCAGCAGGATACATCCCCATATCATTTGGCGGCAGAGGCTTGTTACCTTTTGCCAGCCACTTAGAGTACTGCCCCCAGTAAACTTCGTGCTCACGTTCAAAACCGAAAAACATATCATTCCCTGCATCATCTTTAACCTGGATAATGCGGTCTGGATCCACGTACCACCCATACACACTCACCTGCATATACATACGCATAATTATAGCTCCGCCGACATAATATATGTCGAATAAAAGGCAAACGTCCCTGTAGCATTAACCAACACCTCTACGCCAGTGGGATATGATGCATAGTTGATACCAGAGCAGTTGTAATAGTAGATTGTGTTCGCAAATGTGATCGCAGGTGCTGCACGCATCTCGTGCGAAATAAACGTACCTGCACCAGCACTCCCTGTCCCGTTTCCCCGCAAAGCAACAACCCCAGCCTTTAAATACCACTCGCACAGTGCCTTCTCCACGCCGGGTGCGCGGAACTCAAACTCCGTCGCAACAGATCCCTTTTCCAGCTGCGGGAAAGCAAACTCAATTTGACCAGTCTGGCCAGATAATGAACCGCCATAGCTATCGGTATTTGTAATGTCAAACACCACGTACAGGTGGTCATTGTTGTTCGTTCCAATGGTCTTACCCGATACGGAAGGCACATCAAAAGTCAGCGTATACTTTTGCCAGGTCGTGGACAACGTAAGGGGCGTGGGTGTGATAATCGTCGAAACAGCCGCAGATGGGCTACCACCTGTGCCGAAGGATTGGTAGATTCGGAAACCTAATCTCTTGCCTGCCACGGTAGAGCGCAGCCACACACTGAGTGTTGCCTTGCTGCCCGCGAGAGTGTGCACACCTTCAATTTTTTGTCCTACAGATGCCAAGTTGGCGGAAGTAATATTCACGACAAAGTAGTTGCGACCCTCTGCCAATGTATTGCTTGCGCCGTTTAGTTGATTACGTCCCCAGCTACCGGACATACTGATGCCACTGAGCACCCACTGATCAACGGTGTAGAACTCAGTCGTAAAATTGCTGAAGGTTCCACCTGGGCCACGAGACGTCCGAGTAAATCCTGGGTTCAGCAATTTGTTACGACCAGTCATGGACAAAACGCCATCAATGCGGGATCCCAAAGCAGTATCTGCGGCCTGTAGTGTGGTCTGTAGTGCCACGTCCGCGGCCTGCCTTGCGGCGACCTCAGCCGTCAAATCGGCACTGAGTGCGCGCTGGTTGATAGCCTGCCCTTGTGCTGTGACCGTGGCGGAGATGGCACTGTCGGCACTCTGCCTGGCCGAAATCTCTGAGGCAAGGTCAGAGGAGGAAGCCTTTGTTGCCACTGTGGTCTGCACAGAAGATATTGCTGACTGCCTGGCAGACACTTCGGCAGTGATCTGGGATTGGACGTCCGCGAAGTTTGAATTAACCTTGCTGAATGCCGCACGAGCGTCGTCCCCAGGTTTTCCATCTGGACGAGGTGTATCTAAGTCGATGTTCACAATTGCCATTCTTAAACCTCCATGAACGCGTTAATAAAAATTTTGCTTTGGCTGTTGACAGCGGCCATCCCCTGTACTAATCTAACCCCACTGAAGCAACACCAACCCAAACCGGAGAACTGACATGCTTGCTACTACTGCCACCCTGATCCTGATGACCCTGACCAGCAACCCTGGTGAGAACATGGACCAATTCATCACCCGCGTAGCTCCACAGGCCCAGGCATACACTGCTGAGCACGAAGTAGAGGTGTGTGGCGCCATTGGCCAAGACGGCGACACCCTGACCCTGGTACTGACCACCGACAATGATGCCTGGGAATGCAAAGTGTCGAAGGTGCGAGGCAAATTCACGGGCTACATCTTTCACACTCACACGAAGAAAGGAAATGAAGGCTGGGCTAATGCGGACCTTGCAATACCAGGATACCTGGCCACACCCAAAAAGCTGCTGTGGCAGAATCAGAACAAGATGAAAAAGCTGGCCGACTATTAATAATTCGTCACATCTACAAGAAGAACTGACATAGGTCCAATATATACCGGATTAGGTGGCGGGTTATCACTTGCAGTGAATGGACCACGCACTTCCGCTGTACCGTAAAAAGTTAGACCCGTCTGTGTTGTCTGAACATAAGCACGTGAAACAGTCTGAGTCCACGATGAGTTGTTATTTGCTCCTCCACCTGACACGCGGTTGTATGTTATTGAATATGCATCATTCAGAACTACTGCTGCATACTGCCCAGCTATGCCCGTGTCTAAACCGCTTGATCCGTTAGCGTCAGGTACATAACCTAATATCTTAACCATCTTTGCAGAGTTGTCAAAAACCAGCGACCCTGTCGGACCATACACCCGAAGACCGCCTTCACCCGTACCTACAAGAGGGGACAAATTTGCAGGGACAAAGTAATAAACTGTTACAGCAGAGCCTATAAAATCATTTGATGACTCTATCCAAACCTGGTTAGATGTCTGGCCTTTAATTGTCACAGGGGCAGTACCACCTAGTGCTATAAGACACTGGCTTGGGTAGGGAGGCGCAACCGTAACTTGGGATACTCTAGAAAGACCCGGTACTGCCGCGAGTGTAACAACTTGCTTAGAATGTAGGTAGTAGTTAGAATACGTGCTGTCAATCTGAACAACCCCCGAATCGTTTATAATCCGAAGACCTGAATCCATTAAAATACCCCATAAATTATTTGCGTCATTATAGTGCCATTATCCACTATTAGAGTGTTTCCAGATATTCTTGCCCTGTGCCTGTGATTAACTGCTCCGTCTAGATCCCATGTCTCGACCTCCATAGGTCGTACAGATTGAAAATATGTGCCGCCGCCAGATGGCGGCAGTGCAATACTATATGTCTGACCAGGGTAGGCCACGAAGCTACCAAGAATTCTTGGTAATCTATTGACAACGTCTAATACAACCCTACCCTGGGCATCCCTGCATCTTAAACCACTCGGCATAGTACCCTCCAAAGAAAGGGGCAGGGAAAGCCTGCCCCAATAATGCTAGCTCAGTTTACCTAGCTCAACTCTAAGAACATTGTTGTTGTCATATACCCGCAGTGTGCCTGCACTGTATTCCAACCTTGCACCGCCAGCAGGAGCAACAATCCTAAAATTGTCTGCCAGAACTGTGAAGTCCACAACCTGCCCATTATTGCCAATTTTAAACCCGCCGATATAGTTGTTAGCATTAAGGGCCAAGAATGCCTGAGAGTTGATTGATGTAATTGTGGATCCCTGAGAGTTAACCGTAGCTGTCAACTCTAGCACCGTGCTAGCAGCTGCTTTACCGTCCACAGCAGCCTGTACCGCCGTGATTGAGTTAGCATTGGCCGTAGTCCTCCCGTCAATTGTGGTGACAGTTGTTTGCAGGGCACTTACTGCACTTGCATCTGCCTTATTTGCAATGGCTGCCTGTGCCTGTGCAATATTCTGAGAGTTGGCAGTTATGTTACCCTCAGCCTGTGTCACCCTGGTTGTAAGCAGATTAACAGAGGATGTGCTGGCCTTTGTGTCAAGTGATGCAGACACCTGCTGGTATAGCTGCGCCTGTGCATCCTGGGCCGTTGACAGCGTTTGGAGCTGCTGCGTCGCAGAACCCTTGAACTGACCAAGGTCAGAAGACACTGTATCAACTCGCCGTGCCAGTGCAAGGTCCGACTCAGCAATCACACTGTATACAGTCCTGGCACCAACATGCACACTGGTATCGCCGGCTGTCCAGCCTGTTTCACCGGCTGTGTGCCCATCCAGCTGTGCCTCCAGGGCGAATACAGACTCGGATGCACTTGTAACCCTGTCATCAATTGTCTCTACCTTTGTTGACAGTGTCTGCAAGGCCGATGCAGATGCCTTGCCGTCCAGAGATACTTGCATACCATCAACACGCGTACTAATTGCCGATGTCTCTGTAACACGGGCTGTCCTCTCTTGGTAGACCAGGCCACTAGTCAACCCATCAAGGTCATTGCCAGTGTAGTTGCCTCTCAGCTGTACAGCCAAAGTGTTGCGCTGCTGGGCCTCTGCTGCCAGGGCAGTTACATTAGCCTGACGGACGTCCTCAACCAACGCCACAGATGCACCAGGTGTTGGTCGACCAATAGCTACCCAGTCAAACAAGTAGTAGTTGCTAGAGGTAACAGTGTCTGACAACTTGACCCTAATCTGGTCAACTGTTGTATCAGCCCACGGGATATCATTAGCATCTACTGTTGCCACCCCATTTGCATCAAAGGTTGGAGCTGGCAGTGCGAGTGAGGACCATGTCCCGCCTGCACTCCGCCAACCAAGCTGCCCAGACCAAACAGGTGTTCCCACCCTCTTGATCCGCATCTTGACATACCTATAGGAATTACCATTTACACCAAGGCCTGTGGGCGAAGTGGCGTAGACATCCCCAGGATTCAGGTACCCCGATGCAGCAGTGCCATTCCAGCCTTCACTAGTCGTGTCGAAGTACCAAGTTTTAATACCATCAAACTGCATGCCTGTACCAGCACTTATCTGCGAGATCTGGTAAGCCAAAGACTCATCACCAGATTGCCTCAACTGATTTGCAGTCTGTATTGCTGCCTGTCTGTCAAGCTGCTCATTGAGCAGTGCTGCTGTCTGATCTGCAATCGATTGATTGAGAGCAGTAGTTACCTGCTGCACTGCTGTAGCACGTGCTGTAGCCTCATCCTGCACCTGTGTGATAACAGCATTGATGGCATCCACACGTGCCCGAGCCTCCGCCTCGTCTCTCTGGAAAGCATCAACGATTGCCTTAGATACATCATTGTTGATCTGATCTAGCAACTCACCCAGGTTTTTGCCAAGTGTCCTCACAATGGTCAGAGTTTGATCCGATAAACGGCCAGATGTATTTACTGCCCGAAGCGAGAATGTGTAGGTACCAGATACAGGTGTGGGCGACTCAAATGGTGCAGTATGGAAACCACTCCCATCATCCCCTGCCACAGGCAGCATAGTCTCCCATACTGGAGACTGTACAGACCCTGACGTATACCGGATCTCGACACCTGCATAATCAGCACTTTGGATGGTATCAGACCCAAATCCCCACACATACCTGCGCAGACCGCCCGACACTTGCTGGACATCAAATATGTCTGGATTGACTGGCGGGGCATCTGCACCCTTAGTGGCAAATACAATGCTTTGTGCATACCCTGCTAGACCATCTGGATTAAATGGCCTGACAGTGATTGTGTAGACACCGGCACCCGGAATCCTCCAGGTTGCTGAGCGAGTCGTCGAGGAAGTTTGCAACAAGCTGTCTCCTGATCCTTCCGCCATCAGCACATCCGCCCTTGCATACGGCCCGGATACTTCCCACGTCGCACTCAGCTCAGTAAATACCGTATTACCCTGTACAACCTGCGCCTCAACAATCTTCAGGCCGCTTACTGTAGGTCGAGTATTAAGACCCGAGCCATTAGGTGCTGGTATATATGTGCCTGTCTTTACGTAGTTCCAAAATTCCGCAGATTCTGGCACAACAGACACCTGGGCACCCTTAAGGTCGGAATCTGGGGTAATACCAACAACACGCACAGTGTAGCCAGGGCTTGACTTAAAGTCGTAGCAGTATGTGGTATCCCAAGCAGGGTTGTCACTTGAGGCCCCCGGGAATGCAGCATCAATAGGCCAAGCACCAACAAGTTGGATTGACTTAGATGGGGCCGAGAATGGCCTTACCTGCATAACACGGTAACTAAGTTCGCCCGGTATCCGAACACCTACATAGGCACTGCCTGCTGACGGGGGCGGAACTTCCGTGTCAAGGTACAGCGTAACAACTCCACTTATATTGGCAGCCGCCATCAAACGACCACTGTAACCCCATTGCGTCAGGTCGTGGGACAGTGACAACACCGACAGCCTTCGGTAGGTGATATGCTCAATGTCTGCGCCGAACGTTATGTCCTTTGCCTGATACAGTGACTGACCGAGATGGTAACGTGCCATTTCTGCCGCATGCTTTGCAGTGGTGATGCCCTCTGCCTGGATACGTGCTGGGTTTAGTGCAGTAGTTACACCCGGTGATGCAACACGTACAACGGATGTGTCTCCGATATCCGCATCAAAGTAGCTGAGCTCGACACCGTCCGCAGTGTTTGACAATGTGTAATCAACACCAAACTGACCTTGGCGAATTGTACCCATGCCAACAACAGCAGTAACAGGCTGATTTGCACCTGCCCATGCAACAGATATTTTGCCAGTAGCATTCGTGACCTGACCGAAGCCAACAAGGGCAAGTGACTCAAGTACCTCGCTATGTGTCCTGCTATCACGCAGGTAGTAGTTGTACTTATAGTCATTTGCCTCACAGTGCAAGATGAAAGCCTGGAATGCAGGTATGTCGATGAACATATCTGACAGGCCCATACCACCAATTAGATTACCAGCCTCATCATAGTAACCACGGATGTAAGCCAGCATCTGTGCACCTGGGTTGCTCAGTCCATTGTCTACAGTATCTGCAATCCTCCACTGAGTACCAGTCCAGGTCTGTACCGGCTTGGCAGTTACCTGCATCTTTATCTCATTTGGCGTGCCAGACAGCTGGCCGGTAGCCTTAAAGATGATACCTACCCTCGAAATGCCAAGGTACTGTGCAGTATCCCTCTGCACAGATGTGAGGCTAGTGAAGTTAAACTGAGCCACATCATTGTCGCCAGTAAGTGACATAACACTGCGAGTAACCCTAACATCGTACTGGCCCGGCGGTACATCTTTCTTCAAGGTCATACGATGCACACGCATGTCTTTATTTGTTACATACCTCGTCTCCAGATTTAGCCATGACCCAGTACCTGCTGTACGATACTCTGCTGTGACTGTGCCCTCATTGTAAAGTGCATTGCCTTTCTTTCCTTTACCAAACAATGTGTATTCAATGTCAATCTGGATACGGACGGTGTCTGGCGGGGTTGTTCTCACGACAACTGCCGGGTTCTTGTCTTCATCCTGGAGCGCACCGCCCGCCTGACTATCGACATCTGTGAACAATGGGATTGCCTGCTGAGGCATTCCAGACATTCCGGATGTAAACAACTGAGAGCCTGGGTAGTTTGAAAATGGGTTGTCGCCATTTCGAACATTGTCAACCCTTGCAACATTAATTCCAGGAGTGAGCAATAATGCCAGATACTGATCATCGCCCTCAAAGTAAGAGTACGGCTTCGAAAGCAAGTCAGGCGCAATATCAATGGCTCCAAAAGGGATACCAAGTGCCTGGTAGGGCCTGCTCGCATTTGTTGCCCCATTAAGGCTATAAACACCTCCGGACTCTTCCGCCGCCGGAGTTTTAGGTGGCTTAGGGCCCAGAACCTTATTGATTATAACAGATCCAGCAACATACACAGCAGTTGCTGCAACAGCACCATATCCGGCAGCAACGAAGCCACCTGCTGCGCCTATGCCAAAAGTGAAATATGTAAGTACAAGCAATGCAATCAACTGAAATGCCTGCTTGTTATCTACGGTGCTGCGAACCTCGATTAGGTGACCATCCTTGGGGAATGTCTTAGTCCACATCTCTACAGGGACCTGCCTACCACCAATTGTCACTGCCCAGCCACCATCCAAAGTGTCGGGGGCATTTGCTGCCAAGAAGCTATACAACGATTGTCCAGGCAAAAGCTGTGCCGGGATGTGTGTCTGCCCGTCCAATGTTAGTGGATGCGGGGTAACTACTAAGTTTGATGCCATGTATAATACCCCTCTATCTCTATGCTAGTGTCTGGGAGATCTCTCACCCGGTTAAGTGTCGAATATCCTGTGTCCTCAGAGCAGTGCAATACCCATGCTTCATAATCCAGCCAAAAGTATACTCCTATATGTGTTGCCCTACGTTTACCACACTGCCTCATCAACACAAGATCCCCGTCGACCGGAGAATCTGTAGAATGCGCATATGACAATGACAAATCCTTGACATGCCTCTGACCACCACCAGATATTCGCGGGCGAGATGCTGGGAGGGCTATAACCCTCCCGAACATCTCCTGCTGAACCTGCATGACAAAATCAGCACAGTCATAAACCTCTCGATCATATGGCATACCAATGTACTGATTTACGTTCATAATCAGAATAGCCCCGGCGTTATAAATGGTGTGAATCGAAGCCTGCATGCTTGCTGGCGCATTATTGAGTCCATGCTGGCAGTTAATGTCACTGTCTGAGCATCAATGCTAACCCTGTCAATAGGCATGGGGATAATTCGGTAGAACTCCCCAGGTGTCTGCCTATCACTCAGCTTAAGCACTGCTGTCATCATCTGATCAGGTGGCCGCTTTTCAAGATCCTCTGTTACATCCCTGCCAACATTAGACATCTTTATCTCGAGTACACCATTACTGCCTGACCTGTCCTCAGGCAATGTAATTGTAAACTCAAGACCAATGTAGTCTTGGCCATTAATGGTCCAATCCTTCACATCCTTTACTAGCCTTAAGGTATCTGGCAAGTATGCGGCAGATATTTCCAGCACCTGCAATATACCACTGTAGTCAGTCAGCCTCTGTCTGTTAGATACAAAGCTCATTATGTCCTCAAATACTCAATATTAAGATCCCTGATGACAAGGCCCGGCTTTAGCACAGTTATTCCACCGATCTTACCCTCCACAAACCTGGCATTAATTGTCTGCCGGGTTCGTGGTTGTGTCATCGTGAAGAAACCAATACGCTGTATGTCATTTAAGTACCAGCTGTCAAATGCATCAATATTGGCCTGTCCCTGGATCAATGCCCTTACAGTGAAACGCATCAGACCATAGGTGTTTTTAATGCGCTGCTTAGCCAGACCTCTTTCCATTTCACTTCGCTCAATTGCAGGGTCATACTCTTCGCTGTACCCTTCGACAATAAGCTGGCAATAGCTAGGTAATGTACTCATTTACGATCCTCCACTTTGAATCTGCTCTTGATCGCCGAATATGCTGCGCCCCTTCCTGTGGCGACGTTGCTTGCAATCTGGCTCTCCACCTTACCGAGAAACACATTAATGTCAAGATCGCCATTTGGCCCCATCTTTGCCTCTGACTTAGCTCCGTCCGATCCAGCACCAATAACAGTTACATTGACATTAGGCTGAATTCCACGCATGTTAGACGACACATTGCCAACAATGCCACCTGCGGCGTATCCTTTCTTACCCTGGCGCATAGCCTCAACAGCAGCAACACCACCTGCCTTTGCAATGTCTGACTGTGACCACACGATTTCTCCACGGTGCACAACACCTGCTGGGTCATTGACGCCGCCAGGACCGGTATAACCACCTGATGCAAATCCAGACAAGATGCCGCCAGCAGCACTTCCTGTACCGCCACCAATACCGCCAAGCACAGTGCTGAACAAAGACGACACAGCCTTCTTGGCTGCAATCCTTGCCAGATCCGCCAGGATACTGTTTGCCATGTCTTTGAAGGACAGTTTGCCGGTTGTTGCAACAGTTACAAACACATCTTCAAGCCCCTTGGCGACACTCTCTACCGACGATTTGACAGCACCAGCAACATTACCGGCCTCATCAACGTAGTTTTGCAGACCTGCACTTAGACCAAGCAGCGCATCACCCTGTACCTTCTGCAACTCTGTGTATTTGGACTTGATGGTCTCTACTTGCTGGGCTGCTGCCTCCTCCACACTAGACCTGTTTGCAGCTGCTGCTTCAGGATCGATTTGCCGGGCCTGTTCTTGCTGAGCAATCTCACGCAGCCTCTTGGCCTTATCTGCCAATACTGCATTGATCTTTGTCTCAATCTCAAACTGCCTATCGCCCAGACCTATGCTCCTGATCTTGCTGTCGTAGTCATCTGCCATTGCCTTGGTTGTTGCATCAAGTGCATCCCTATAGGCCTTTAGGCCAGCTGCACGCTTCTCGGATGCTTCCACCTCTTCCTTGGTGATATTGGACACACGTGCTGCACCCTGCTCCTGTAGGGCCGCGGATCGCTCCTGCAATGACTGTATCTGCACTGCAATTGCACCGGACTTCTGGCGGGCACCTGTCTGCTTCTCCAGCTCTGAAATCTGTTTCTGGATCGAAGCTACCTCAACATCTGTCCCCTTGATTGCAAGGTCACGCAGGCCAGCATAGTAGTTTTTTGCGGAAACTTCGCGGTCGGCATACTGCTGCTTCAAATCCTGTGTCTGGTCCTCTAGTGCTTTCTTCTGGTCCTGTGCCTCTGCCTTAATGGCAGACAGCCTTGCTGCACCCAGGCCACCATCAGAGGCACTGCCTGCACTCTTGGTCCTTTGTGAGTCATTGAACTTATCAGTTGCAATCTGTAGAGCCTTGTCAATTGCAGCACGGTCAGTTACACCAAGCCTGTGCAGCCTTGTCTTCTCCGCCTCCAGCCTCTCGGCAAGGGACTTTGAACTCAGGGCGGCCTGCTCCTCTGCTCGGGCATTTTCATCCCGCAGCTTTGCATTGGCTTCTTTCGCTCTGCGCTGCGCCTGCGGATCCGGAGATGATGGATCAATAAGGGTAACAAACTGCGTGTTTAGCTTCCTAAGCTCCTCCTGGGCCTCTTTGATCTTCTCATAGCGATTTGTGTTGTTGGACTGGTTGACGTCAAATTTAGCAGCCCGGGTCTCAAGGTCGATAAAGTCACGCAGCTCCTTGATCCTTTCACCAGTGGACTTGTCTCGGCCTACAGATTTTATTGCATCCCACGACTCCTTGGCAGCATTTGTTACATTACGCCACGCCCGCTCCATGTAGCCAAGGTTGGCAACAACCTCTTCTGAACGCTTTTTGAGTGTATCGCTATACAGCTGCATAACCTGGTTGGCTGCCTCAGTCTGCCTGCCACTCTCAACAAGTGATTGTACGAATGCGATTTGTGAGTCATTGGCAAAGTTAAGCTGTTTGTCCAAGGCAATCAATGCCTTGACAGGGTCGTCAGCGATCTTGCTAAAGTTGCTAATCACATCCTCAACAGCAGTACCAGTAGCTACACTCCATTTCAGGGCCGCTTCACCGGCCATGTCCATTTGGGCGCCGGTAAACTCGCCGGTTGCTGCCAGCTGGGCAAGTACCTCCACTGCTTTGCCGGTGGTCACACCTGTGACCTCATCAAGCTTTCCCGCCGAATCAATCAGAGACTGTGTTGTAATTCCTGCTGCATTACCTGTCTTGATGAGGGCCTCATTAAGTGTGTTGGTTTCTGCTGCGCCTTTGTACGCTGCATATCCTAGACCTGCAATGGCAGCAGCGGAAACTGTCACTGGGTTGACGACGGACATGATGGATGCAGCGACACCTTTGATCGCTCCGCCCACAGACCCGTAGAGGCCCTGCAACTGTGAGCCCTGTTGGAATAGTGCCGTGAGCGGGCTCTGGCCACCTTGGACCTGGACGAGGAAGTCCTGAATCTGTGCCGGAGTGCTTTGCCTTGCAAAGCGCAGCTGCCCCTCACTGAGCTGAGGCTTACCTGGTGCTGCAATTGACCGCGCTGCCTCAGCCTCGAGAATCTTCTGCCCACGGGCCGTGCTCAGCAGTTTGCTGAGGCGGTCTCTGATCTCAATCTGCTTCTGTAGGGCTGCATTTTCCTGCTCCGTGGCTGCTGCCACATTGACCGATGCAGCCTCTTTCAATTTCTTTACTTGTGCATCCATGGCCTGGGTCAGCTTTGTGGCTGTCTCTCCTGTGGTACGCTGAGCGATGTTAAAACGGAGAACTTCCTCCCTGCTCAAGCCATAGGTTTGAACCTGCCTCAACAGGCTATTTTCGACCCTTTTGTTTGCAGCAGTCTGCCGGGTGGATGCCTTATCAACTTCCGTGACGAGGGATTGGACAGACTGTTTAGCCTGGTTAACTGAATTTACTACGCCACTGGAATCGCCAGTGAGTTCGATACGACTGCGACCGATCACGTCACTCATTATTTGCCCCTCCTAGTTGAGAGGGGCACTATTGGCCCCTGTTATTTTCTATTGTCTGCTTGCCATTCCCACTTGATCTTCCCTGAGTCCCAGATGCGTTTTGCACCCACGGCATCCTCAACCATCCACTCAGTCATTTTCGTGGTCTCTGGGTCGAATTCCAAATCACTTCCAATCTCCTTCAGGCGCAGGGGGATGTTGGTACGGCGCCAAGTTGACTTACCCCTGATCCCTGTCTTGGGGTGCCAGACTTGATAGTCTGGGGCTGTGTGCTCCTTCACAACGAATCCAAGTGCAGGGTACAGGCCACCAGAGAACCAATTGTTGGCACTGAAGGACTGCACAATATATGCACCAGACCATTCCACGAAGTGCTTGAACAGCTTGCTGGCGCCGCCGCGTACACTGGCTGATGTGGTGTACCTAGTTAGGTCCCAGTTACCCCACTGCTCATCACGATTAGCTGTAGCTGGGTTGCGGCGGTAGGCGTCCTTTGCAAAAGTCATGACAGCCACAAGCTCATTATCCTTCTTGGTCTTCAGTCCAAACGGCACAGCATTATGGCCACCCTTACCCTGTGGGTGCCACTGTGCAAGGAAGACATTTGCGTCGGCAACGCTGATCTGCTCAACATAGCAATCGCGGGCGTTGATCTTGCGATCATTGCTCATGCCCAGGGCATTGCGGATCATCCTCTCCATCTGGGGCCGCCGTTCCTGCCAATCTGCCTCTAGCATGTGGATAAGCCGGACCCCTGCTTTTGCACATAGCTCACTCTTGTGCTTGTGGTCATTCTTTTTCTTGTATTTGTCTGAGTGAAAGTGAGTTCCGTTGAACTCAATGCCAATCTTCTTTGACGGGACATAGATGTCAATCTCTTTTGGAGCAATCACCGTCCTGTCGGAGCCAACCACATCTAGACCGAGCGATTGGACAAATTCCAATACCTCTAACTCGCCGTTTGATGGACCTAGATTGGAGCATTTAGGGCAGCCATGCCCCTTCATGTGGCTTCCTGCATGCTGAGAAAATACGCCGTGTTTATTGCACACTATTTTAACCTTTTTGGAGTTTTGGACATACTCTGACTTTGAGTAGTCATATCTACTACCGTGGACCTTGTTTGACCTAGATACAAATTCAGCATGAGACAAAGTCTGCACATCTACACGCTTGTCTACACCACATCTTTTGCAACCATGACCAGTTAGATGGTCATTAGGGGTTTGGTAAAATATGCCATGTTCTTGGCACAGTATTCCAATCTTCTTTTTGTTTCCAACATAGACAGTTTCGGAGTAGTCATACTTTTCTCCGTATAACTGACGAGACCTTGAAACAAACTCAGCTTTTGTCATAGTCTTGCTGCTTGCACGTCTATCAATACCACAAACAGGGCAACCACTTCCATTAGCATGGTTATGTGGAGTCGGTGTGAACGGACCATGATCGCGGCAGACCACAATCACCTTCTGGTCCTTGTTCTTGTATTCCACCAAATCGTAACCGTACCTATCCCCGTGCACAGCTTTGGCACGGGCAATGAACTCTTCTTGTGTTAACTTCTTTGGCATCTTAACTCCTTATACAATCCTAGTCACATCACCCAGGTCAGCAATCTGCTTTGTCTGACCAACCATCATGTCCGCCAAGGACACTATATCGCCAATCCTAGCATGCGACAACAGCCAATGAATCAGCTCCTTGCAGCCCAAGTAGGTGCCAGTCTCCTGGACCTGAAAGATAGCTTCAGCTGGCACAGTCTTTTCATTCCTCTTGCTCATGGAACATACCTCTTGTTGGTTGGTGACCATAGAATCCCACAGCCCCGGCAGTCTGTCAACATGCCCTGCCGGGGCATTCAGCAATCATTCACTAAGCTTCTTCAGCGCGGTAGACTCCATCACATACATGTGGTCCATCACCCTATCCCTGTCCTCACCCTCCAGCCCTTTGTGCCTCAGGATGTCAAACAGAACAAGCCTGTCAATGGACATCGGACCAGATGGGCCACATCGCCAGCTAGAGGCTGCCTCAATGAAAACCTGTACGGATGGCCACAGCTCGGGCCACACCTCAGTTGGTGGTTCAACAAAGTGTTCAGGTAGGAACGGCGATCCCTCTTTTTGAAGTTCTGCCAGGGTCGGGACCCTATGGTAAAACCCCTCTACCGCGCTTGTCAGTTTCCCTCAATTGCGACCCGCCGGGCATCATGCCACGCCTCAAGGAACCCAGCACACACGCCTGGGTAGTGATCTTCCAAGTCAGCAAAGCCCTGAGCACTCAGGGGAATCTCTGCATCCCATGCAGTAATCAGCTCCACCAACAGATTGCCCAGACTGATGTCAGAGGCAACCAGGGCCTGAAACTCGGTGCTGGTGAAATTGCGAAATGCTACCTTAAACACCAGCCTCTGCCCCGTCCCTTTAAACTTCACGATATGATCAATGGTTCGTGGAGCATCTCCCAATTTAACCGCCATGACTTACCCCCGAACCAAAGTCGTCGGACCAACGCAGCTAAACACGGCACTTACTTCCATAGGAGCATTCTCGGCCACCGACACAGAGTCATTGAAGGTCATAAATGCAACGTTCATGAAGCGGTCACCGTTCGGCAGCTGCCGACGCAGCACCACGAGGGCATTGCGATCCGATACCGATTTAGCCGCATCAAAGTAGCTTGCATCCGGATCGTACGCAAAGCGCAGCGTGATCACCAACGGGCTGATGGTGGTGGGAACAGACAGCTGGCGTCCGCTGGAATCTTCCAAGAAATTGACCTGGGCGAATGCCTGCTCGTTACCAGACTGGCTGACACCAATCGTTTGGCTGAAGTTTGTAAACGCACCAACATCGGTCAGGCGGACAACACCGCTGGAAGTACCAGCCAGGCGGCGGCCATCAACACCCAGCAGGGTGCTACCAGCACCCACGACGGTTGCAGTGTTGTTGAGATAAGGCGCACCTGCCGCAGACAGGACAACCACATCGCCAACATCAGCAGTGGTACCGGTCGCAACAGACGGATTAGCTGCCGTGATGGCAGCAACGGTGGAACTAGTGGACAGAATCTCCGCAAAAGCATGCGTGAGACCCTTAGGCATAATGATCGCCATTAATTTTACTCCTCAGGGTTATGTTAGGTTATACCACATCGAAATATCTACTCTACTGCCATACAACTTCAGCTCACGCACGTAATCATCAATTGGCTGTGAGAGTACCTGCATATCATTTGCCTCAGACACAATCCGCAGCACTTGCACAGTTGCCAGGTATGCCTCTTGCTTGCTACGGGACCAGATTTGAACCTGAACCCGTGCATTGACCTTGTCAGGCATGCCACCCTCTTTCCAATAAACAGGCACGCCGCCTACCCGCTGGTAAATGGCATATGCATCCAGTGGCGGAGAATCAGGCGGGATATCTGCATACACTCTGCCAGAAAATACGGGGTCTAACAGATCTTTCAGCATTCTACCATAGCTCATGTATCTCCCCTTTGTAGCTCTGCATACTTCTTGGCGCCCGCCGCCCTGGCAATGTCAGGGATCTGCATTGCAACTGAGTCGTACCCGGGCCGCAGAAACGGCTTAGCTGGTATCCACTTAGGGTTAACCAGCTTTACCTTACTTGAGTACCATTGCCCGTCTTTGTCTCTGTATGCAGCATGCGTTTGCCAGTGACCAAACTCGAGCAGGTGTCCATGCGGTGCAGCCTTTTTGCGCCACGATACTGCATATGTCTGAATACCCTCTACACTTTCCTCTGGCGAGTATGCCACATAGAGATTGTTCCGCAACTTGCCTGTTTCGTCATTGACAAATGCCTTCGCACTCTCTCTAACAGCTACTGCTGACTCGTATGTCATCGTCCGGACAACATCTGAACTATGCTCTACAACTGTCTCCAATCCAGCCAAGATACCAGTAATATCAACAGATCTGATGCTAAATTTCATTGGTGCCTGCCTGTGCCAAGATGTATGCATGCGATGAATCAGCAAAGTCAAGGATCACACCAGTTACACTGAGGATCATATCCCTTGCTGTAAATGGCACCCTGATAAGAAGCCTGTCATCTGGCTGCGGGTCAAGCCTCCTGATTGTCTCGGAGCGCACCTCTAGAGAGTAGTTGACAATATTTGCGGGTACCCCAGATCCAACAGATGACCTGATTGCACCCATACCAGTATCGTTTTTAGGATTTGTGTAAAATGCACCAACCTCTAACCAGACATGCTTAGGCGCTCCCCACTCATCGGTGCCCTCCTGGCGGCGCTGCAATACAGCCCTAGTGTTTAGCTTACCTGCTGAGATAGGCATCACCGCACCCCTGCAAACTTTCGGTACGGGTGCAGAAGATTCTGGGCGCTGGAAGTAACTAGACCTGCACCCTTGATCCACACCTGCTCTCTGCTGGAATACCACTCACCCACAGTCAGCAATATTGCCTGCTCAACAGTCCTTGTAATCAGCAGCTGGTCACTTGGATCAACACCCAGCACCTGGTCTGCCAGCATGTCCGCCTGCACGTCATAAAGTTTCCTGTTAAGGAACAACTCTGCTGACTCCCTTGCAGCCGGCAGTAGCTGCTGCATTACATAATCTCTCTCATCATCCTCATACAACTCCGCCTGCAAGTGCCTCTGCATCATTGCCAGTGTGATCATACCACCTCCAAAGAGAGGGGCCAGTTTCCTAGCCCCTCTCTTATAATCAGGCGAACGAGCCCGTAATCAGAGCTTCCGGACGGTACACAACCAGAGCCAGACGCTCTTCCGCCAGCACCGTGACCATATTGCGCTGGAAATCGTCGTTTACATAGCCGATTTCAACTCGTGCATCCCACTGATCAAAGATCTGGGCAGCCAAGTCAAATGCACCAACCAGGAATTCACCCGGTGCCATAGCCTGGGTAGCAACCACCGGCAGACCCCACAGGGTCGGCGTCAGGGTGCCACGGGCATTGCCAATCAGATACTGGTTGTTAGCGTCCTTCGCCAACTCAATCGCCGCCCAGTCAATAGGGTTAATAACGATACCGCTGGCCGGGTACTCAGCCAGGCTGGCCTGCAACATCGCAAGGCGCAGCTGATCAACACGGGTAGCGCCAGCAATGGTGGTCGGGGCAGCATAGGTGGTAGCCTGCGGGATCAGACCAAGCAGACCATCATTTGCACCAGTACCACGCAGGATTTCGGCATCTTCCTTGACCTTCAGGCCACGGATCAGGCGGTTGTTCATGTAGCTGGCAAGCTGCGGAGCGTCGCTCAGGATCTGGCGGGTAGCCTTCATGGTGTGCGCGATGACGTGAGTGGTGTCCGTCTTCTTCGCGAACTTCAGCGAGCTTTCCGGCTTGAGGGCACCCTCAGCAACGATGGCAGCGTTGTTCACAAAGCCAGTTTCCTGCACGTATTCAATCAGCGCGCTGTCGGTGCGGCCCGAGCCAATCAGGTCGCGGACGGTCAGACGTGCATCAGGCGGGGTGATGAAGCCAGGCAGACGGTTCGGGGTCGTCAGTGCACCAGCAGAGCCAGCAGCATCAGTGCTTGCAGTGTTCAGCGCAGCCTTGATGTTCATGGTTGCACGGGCCGAACGGTCATTCCAACGACCGGTGCTGGCCTGGAACTGTTCCGATGCCACAAACATATCACCAACGGAGACATGCTGCACATCACCACCCGCACCATTACCTTCAAGTTCAGCAACACGCTGGCGGGCAGCCTGGACTTCCGCCGACAGATTACCAACAGTGGCAAACAGCTCATCAACCTTGCTACGAGCAGAGGCATTCAATTCGCCATCACGGACGGCACGCTCACCAAAGGCCTTCAGGCTGTCGGTGACATTGGCCAGGGTGGCTTCGAGCTTAGCAGTAATATCAGTCATTTTATTGGTTCCTTTTGGTTAGATAGAGTTAATTTTCAGTTGGATAGCCAGGGCCTCAAGGGCTGCAAGGCTGTATTCGTTGATGCTTGCATTTACAACAGGAGTTTCACTAGCAGCCAGTTTGGCAGGCTTCTTTGCAGCAGGTGTTACAATGGAGTCAGCAAAGCCCATTTTTACGGCCTCTTCAGCATTCATCCAAGTCTCGTTATCCATCATCTGGACCACAGTGTCTTTTGCCTGGCTAGAGCGGGCAACATAGATATCCGCCATCGCAGAATCAAATGGCTCCATCATAGCAGCGACGGACATCAGCTCCTTGGCGTTGCCGCCAATCACCAGATGGCAGTTATGGATCATCAAGAAGGCGGATGTATGCATGTTGATCTGATCTCCAGACATTGCAATCACGCTTGCTGCTGAGGCAGCACGGCCAACAACATTAACAGTGACCTTGCCTTGATGTGCAATCAGCTGATTATAGATGGCCAACCCTGCAAACATGTCTCCGCCGGGCGAATCAATATTAACAGTCACATCGCCTGGACCCATGGCCTCCAGGAATGAGCCAATCTGAGCACTAGTGGTGCCATCATTCAGATCATCACGGCCAATAACGGAGAAAATGTTGATCTCTCGACCATCGCGCCACGCTGCACGTGGAGCAATGTCCCATTTTGCCTGGATTTCCTTGCTCTTGCTGATTGTATCTGGATCCAGCCTGCCCTCTGGTGCAGCAGGCATGCTCCTATTGCTCATATTACCTCCTATTTGGATACTTTGTCCTGCTGTTGATTACCCAATCCAGATGCAGGCTCTGGGCTGGCTTGTAGTCCGATGGAATCCAATGGTACCATAGCACTTTGCACCGTCAATACTGCTGCATTACCTCCTAGCTTTGGCAGTCCCTCAATCTCTCTTGCCTCATCCCGGGTCATCAGACCGTTGTTGACAAGCTGGCTGTAGTAGCTGCTGCGGGCAGCACTGTCAGCACGGAGCAAAGCACTCGTGTCAAAGTCTGCAAAGTATCTCCGTCGCTCAGCTGGCGTCAGTAGATTAAGAGCGATACTCTGCTCAATGCGCCGCAACCACGGGGACAGAGTCATTGTGAGAAACCCAAGCTGCTGGGACTCAATGCCACTGCCCCAACTCGTGGTACCTGCACTACTATGCCCGATCATGCTTGGCGGCACGCCAAAGAACCGGCAGATGCTTTCGACGCTGTACTGACGCGACTGCAAGAGCTGTGCATCTACAGGGTTCAGACCCAGGGACTTGACGTCCATACCCCCTTCAAGTAGCGGTGCACGCCCTGCCTCTACAGATCCGCTGACCTTCTTTGAAAAGCTATCATACTGGTCGTCTGTAAGAAACCTATCAATCTGGTAATAAACGCTTTGCAACTGACCATTGCGGAACGCCCTTGCTGCTTGCGCCTCTGCTGCAATCGCAGTTCCAAAGATCTGTGCACCATAGCGAATTGCAGACAGGCCATTCTCACCATCGAGGCTGTAGCCCATGATCTTCCAGATCTGTTGCCGGGGAATATCAATCATCTGCCCGTCAGTCCGGCGGTACCTGTATGCAGTGTTGCCCTTTGTGTCTGTGGTGATGGTCAGGCGATCATTTGCAAGGTATTGCAAGCTCTCAATGCGACCATCAGTGACTACCTTGCGTACATATGCTGTGCCATCTAGCAGCAATCGTGTTACAACCACTTGCCAAAAGTCAAACGCAGTTTGTGTGCTGTTAGGACCGTCCAGCAGGAGTGTGTACAGTGGATGATTTACAGCCTCCTTCCGACCATCTGGGGTCCGCATGTACATCATGAGGGGCATTGCTGCAACCGCCTGCGAGACCAGTTTAACACATGCTGCCACGGCATCCAGTCGCATGATGGCATCTGCATTTACGGCAGCGCCTGTGTCGCTGATGATGATACCAAGATCACGGGCAGTTGCATTTACAGGTGTAAACGTCTGACCTCCGCCGATATCCACGGGGTCAGGCGGAACAAACATAGCTTTCAGCTGACCAAGGAGGCCAAGCTTCTTTTCATCTGGCATATTGCCTCCTTAAAAGCGTTTGAGGAAGTCATCAACCGTCCCCCGGCCTGACGGGTTCAGACTGATGAGTGAGATTGCGTTAAACAGGGCGTGCGCGAGGTCTACCTTAGCCTTCCCGGCGGCTGCCTTTGTGCTGTAAAGTGCACTACCTTTTAGTTCCACCTTCAAATTTCCAATATTCCATGTCATGATGTCTTGATCTGCATGGATAAGCGTATTCCCTGCCAGGGCACGCTCACAGGTTTTGATCGCCCCTGACAGGCGGTACCCTTGTGGCACTGCCAGGATTCTTCCAATATCTATACCATACTCGGGGCCTGTCAACATGTCAACAATCGCCGAAATTCCTGCCTGGTCGACACCAATTGCGTTTTTCTCCGGCAATAACCCGGATTTTTCCAGTTTTAGCACGATATCACACAATTCCTGCACGTCCTGTCCCGGCAGGTCCACGATAGTGAGCTCCCCGGCCTTCTCGAAGTCCCTCAACCGGCTGGCATTCTGCTTGACCCGCTCCAGCGCGATGCTGTGGCACCATCCATAGCTCCAGCTGAGCCACTTTCGCGTTTTCTTGCATCTGCCCACCACTGACAGCCCCAGCAAGTCGTCAAGACCGCCGCCGTCGATGCCGACTACGGCTACCTCACAGCGCTCAATCAGGCTGTCTAGGTTGAGAGTTGGATCTGAATTCTGCTGCCAGAAGTCGCTACCGGCAAAGCGGTCGTTTCGGAGGTTCATGCCTATCTCGATATTGGCGTGCTTTGCCAGAAAGTCCAGCAATTCGCCCCCTCCAACAGCCTTTGCCTTATTGTAACTGTCTTCCAAATAGTTGCGGTCGACAGAGTATCCTAGAGACGGGTTAACAAGCTCGATACCCTCAAGGGTCTGTGCACGGCCATCATCAATCCATGACTTGGGGTGCTCATACAGCAGGCCAAAACGACGTTTGTCTACAACGATACCATCACGCACATTTCTGAACAAGTCTAGATCGGACTTGAACACGCCAGCGGGCGCTTGTGATGACTGTGTTGTAAGCTTCAGAACAAACCCTTCGGGCCGTGCTGCAAGGCCGCCTGCTGCTTCTCGCAGCATTGATGAGCCATTTTCCTTTAGACCCATTAAGTGAAGCTCATCAATGAGCAGTACACTTGCCTTTGAACCAGTGACTGTGTCCTCTGCTGCTGCCAGAACCTTCAGTACAGCCCCTGTCACACGATTTGTTATAGTCCTCGTATGGGCACTTACCTGAAGAAGCTTGCTCAGCTCTGGATCAGCCCTAACGGAATCGGCAGCAGGCTTAAAGCTATTGCCAGCAATTTCAATTGTGGGCGATATGATGATATAGCTCGCCGATTTCCGCCAGCCAATGATCAAAGCAGTGAGCATTATGCCAGAGGCCAGCGAAGATTTCGCCGACTTCTTGGGGACCAACAGGAACAGCTCCTTAAGCAGGTTGTTGCCAGTGTCGGCATCGTATGCTCCGAATACGTAACGTACAAAATCAAGGATCCATGGCGGCGAGCACTCGCCAAGGGTCGGAGACCCCGGGACGTCCACTGCTCTCAACCTTGTGAAGACCGACATGGCAAGCGCCGCCTGCTCTGGATAAATTGGCGGCGGCACTAGAGACTGGCCCTTCTCGAGAAGATAAGCCCAGTCTGGCATTGCCGTGGTATACTCAGGGGTAGTCATGTTGCTATCTCAAATGTCTGGAATTGGTGGTAATAGGCCTTTGAGGCTTTCTGTTCCAACGTTTCGAATATTCCTAAGTATTCTGCTGTTCCATCAACTTTAGACGTCAGCATGCCTGTTTCATGGTCATAGTTATAAAGCTCGGCCAATGTCTCGAATGTCAAACAAGTGAAGTCAATCATGATTATTCCCAATTTGTAGTTGAAGGCGAAATTGCATATTTAATATTGTTCCACAACCACCATTTGGGTGTAAATAGGCGGTTATGTGACTCAGCTAACACTTCTCAGCGAAGGTGGCGCAGTTGTAGGGAACGCAAGGGCTGTCTCCTCAGCCTGCTGCTGGGCCTCCTGTTTCTTGCCTACCTCACCCGGTTTGGCCACCTCGTATCCACAGGCAGCGATTGCGGCTTTCAGCTGGTTGGGAGATGCATCAATGTGGCCAAGGGCAATCTGGCGGAGAAGATCCAGCATAGACATTCCAGTGTCTTCCACAGGCTGTGGTTTCTTGGTGGTGCCTTTTGGCCTGCCAGCACCTGGGCGCTTGCCGCCCTTACCAACTCCGGTTGGGGTAGTCATTTAGATTTCTCCTCCGACAGGTACCGCAGGTAGTGCTCAATCGATTCAAATGCAACCTTCTTACGAGCCTTCTCTACCTTGGCATCTGATACGCTCTCGGAGCTCGCAGGAATAGCCACAGAAGCTTCGCGGGCTTCGTCGGCTACATCGGCAGCGGGTGCGGCGTCATTGGCCTTAGCAGGGCGCCCACGCCGTTTTGGTTGATTTTCTGCCATAAAAGGCCTCCTAAAATTGAATTTATGTAAATGTCGCCGAGCGTTGACAGGAAAGGGCCTGGAAATGGCCTCTGATTAAACGATTACACGGGTAATTTTTATGCGAACGAG